AGCAGTTCTGTCCTGTTCCTCTTACACAAGGTATGTTTGATGGGCTTGTCAGTTTTTCTTTTAACTGCGGCCTTGGGACACTCCAGCGTTCTACGCTTCGCCAGAAATTGCTTCGCGGGGATAAAGCGGGCGCTGCGGACGAGTTCTTGAAGTATTGCATGGGTGGGGGTAAAATCCTTAAAGGGCTGCAAAACCGCCGCATTGACGAACGTGCGCTCTTTCTTTCATAGGGTATCCGATGACTACGCCATCCTACGTTCTGACCTACGACAATCTTGTGAACTTGGTACAACAGTATCTTGAGCGTACAGATACCGCTGTTGTCAATTTCATCCCGACGGCCATCACCATGGCTGAATTTGAGATCGCCCAAGAAATCAAGACTTTGGGACAGTTGCAGGTGGTTGACTCCAACATGAACGCAGGCAGCGCCGTGATTGCCAAGCCTGCTCGCTGGCGCAAGACGGTGTCCATGACGCTGGCCGTCTCGGGCGTTAAACAACCCATGTTTGTTCGCAAGCTGGAGTACCTGAACAATTATGCAGCCAACGCCACCGCGACCGGCACGCCCCTGTATTACGCTGATTACGATTACGACCACTGGTTTGTGGCGCCGACCCCAGATCAGGCCTATGCTTTTGAGGCCTTGGTGTACACCCGTCTCCAACCCCTTGCATCGGACAACCAGACCAACTGGCTGACCCAGAATGCCCCCAATGCCATGTTGTTTGGCACCTTGAAACAGACAGCACCTTTCTTAAAAGACGATGCCCGGTTGGCGGTCTGGAAAGGAATGTTTGACGAAGCCTTGGCCGCACTCAAGACCGAGGATACCCTGCGTGTCGCAGATCGTTCAGCCGTCGCTATAGATAATTAATCATGACCACTTATACCAATCCATTTACGGGTCAGACTATCTACCCGTCCACCGTTAGCTATGAATCAATTTCTATCAGTGCTAACACGGTTCTTCAGTGGCCTATCAATGGCAATACTGGTACTCCTGCAAGCAGCATTATTGACTGTACGGCTACTGTTGCTGGTCTGCTTCTTGAGCTTCCTCCTGCTGCTCAAGTCTCTACTGGCCAGTCTGTACTGGTTCGCAACACTGGTACATACGCATTTACAGTCGCTGATAATTCTGGCAATACTGTTGTTTCTGTTTCTTCTGGTGTCGCACAATACATATTCCTAACTGACAATACAACAACCAACGGCATATGGTCTTCCGTTACTTTTGGTGCTGGGACTTCTGCGGCTAATGCTGCGGCGCTTGCTGGTTATGGTTTGTTGGCCACCGGGACAACACTCAATCAAGCCTACAACGTCAGCAATGTGTACTCAAACACCACGCTGACTGCTGCAAATCGTGCGCAGTTTGTGGTTTGGTCAAGTGGCGTAGGAACCATTACGCTTCCATCAGCGGCTACGATTGGGAACAATTTCTTCACAATTATCCGCAATAACGGCACTGGTATTCTGACGATTACCCCAGCAGGAACCGACACCATTGACGGCAACGCCACTCAGCAGCTTCAGTTGACGGAGTCCTTGGTCATCGTCTCCAATGGCTCAACGGGATACAACACCTACGCTTATGGCCGGTCGAACACCTTCCCGTTCACTCAACTGGTGCAAAACGTTACAGGTGGCACGCTGACCCTGACTTCTGCCCAAGGCGCCAACATCATCCAAGAATACACTGGCACCCTGCTATCAAATCAAATTGTGGTTTTGCCATCTACGGTGCAACTGTACTCACTGCAAAACGCAACCTCTGGAGCCTATACGCTGACGTTTAAGACTGCGGCGGTAGGAGGCTCTACGGTGGTGGTAGGCCAAGGCCAGACAGCTTTGGTGGTCTGCGATGGCACCAATGTATTTAGCACGACCAGCAACACATCTAGTTCATTTACATCAGCCACTTTAGCTGCTGGCTCGGTGACAGCACCATCCCTGAACTTCTTGGGCAATACAACTACTGGTTTGTACCTACCCGCATCCAATCAAATCGGTTTTGCGATTAATGGTGTGATTGGGATGATCCTATCCTCTACTGGGCTGTATGTCGCAAATGGCATCTCTGGCGGTACGTTCTAATGGCAAAGAAAACCATTCAACTACAGGTTAAGGCTGGTATCCAGCGCGATGGGACGCAGCTTGCTGCCCCGACCTATGTGGATGGCCAGTGGGTGCGCTTTCAGAACAACCTGCCCCGCAAGATCGGCGGCTATAAGGGCATTTTCCTAAACGCTGCGGGAATCTCTCGCGGGATGACCATGACTTCGGTCAACGGGATCAACTATGTGGTCTCAGGCTACAGCCTTGGTCTCCAGCAGTGGTACACGGACAATGATGATGGTGTGGGCTTTGGCCCAATCAACTACACGTTTGCCGCCGCGCCCATCGCCACTCTGACGCTCTCCAGCGGCGGCACCCTCTACACCAACGGCACCTACACTGGCGTGGCCATGACGGGTGGCACAGGCGCTGGAGCCATCGCCACAATCGTAGTGGCAGGTGCTACGGTCACCACCGTCACCCTGACCACCGCAGGCACTGGTTACTTAGTGGGGGATATCCTGAGCGCAGCTTCAGCATCCATTGGAGGCACAGGATCGGGCTTTACAGCTACTGTGACGGCCAACAGCTACTTTGCCCAAAGCACTAGAAATTTGTGGCAATTTGATGTGGGATATGACTCCACAGGGGGATCGACCAACAACATTGTTGCCCACCCCGGACAGAACCTTGCAGCCATTGACTCCACCGTCAACACTCGCCCCTTGTATGGCGTGTTCACTGGCAGTTCTGTAACACCTGTCGGAATTTTTACAGCCACTGGTTACTTAAATGGCACAACTATGGTCATAAATGGGGCAAATTACCTCATTGGGGCCAATCAAACCATGTCTGGTACCGGAATTACGACAGGTACTACAGTTAGTCAGGTAGCTGTCGTCAGCCTTGGAACCATGTTGGGATACATGTCGGGAACCACCTTTACGGTCACGGCGGTCAGCACTGGGGTTGTGGCCATTGGCCAGAGCATCACAGGCGGTGTAGGGGTCTCTGTGACCGCAGGAACGGTCATTACAGCCTACGGAACGGGCACGGGCGGGGTAGGTACCTACACCATCAACAACTCGCAAACCGTGGGCGGTACAACCAATTTATTGGCCTTTGTGGGCGGCGCGACCACCACGGTTACCACCTCAGCCTCAATGACCACCGGCACAAGCATCGTGGTTACCTTTGACAACAACATCTCTGTCTCTGGCGGGGTGGTGATGCTTCATCCGTACCTGTTCATTTATGGCAACAATGGCCTGATCCAGAACTGTAGCTCGGGAGACTTCAACAACTGGGTGGCTGCGGACGCAAACGCCACCAACATCTCAACTGGCAAGGTTGTCAAGGGTTTACCCTTGCGTGGCGGTACTACCTCACCGGCTGGCCTTTTCTGGTCGCTTGATTCTTTGGTGCGTGTATCGTACAGCCCCTCAACCGTAAATGGGGTGAATTACTACTGGAAGTACGACCTGATTAGCAGCCAGACTTCCATCATGTCCTCTCAGTGCGTAATTGAGTACGACGGTATCTTCTACTGGTGTGGCGTGGATCGCTTTCTGATGTACAACGGTGTTGTACAAGAAATCACCAACAACTTGAACCAAAATTACTTCTTTGACAACTTGAACTATGCCCAGCGCCAAAAAGTCTGGGTGACCAAAGTGCCTCGCTGGGGCGAAATTTGGTGGTTTTACCCCAAAGGGGACGCCACCGAGTGTACGGACGCCATCATCTACAACGTGCGCGAAAAGACGTGGTACGACGCTGGTGAGGCTGATGGTGCTCGTCGCTCGGCTGGGACGTTTTCTGAGGTGTTCTTCAAGCCTATCTGGGCGGGTAATGATCTCAATACCGTGAGCACCTACACCCTATGGCAGCACGAGACTGGTGTGGATCAGGTGTATTTGACCAATGTGAACGCCATTCAGTCGTTCTTTGAGACCAACAATCTAGGCTGGGTGACTGGCGGGCCGGGTAACAATCAGCTTTCTGGCGACAACAAGTGGCTGCGTTTGGAGCGTGTGGAGCCTGATTTTGTCCAATATGGCGACATGAATCTGTACGTTACCGGCAAGGGCTATGCAGACGATACAGATCAAACTTCTAGTCCCTACGTCTTCACGAAAGACACCCTAAAGATTGACTTGCGTGAGCAGCGCCGTGAACTGCGGTTGCGCTTTGAGTCCAATACCTACAATGGCAACTACTACATGGGTAAGGTTTTGCTCAGTTGCGACTTTGGCGACGAGCGTTCGACGGGATTGCCATGACGACATACGACCCCCGAGAGATGACTTGGGATCAGTATTGCAAGCTGATGCAGGAGTTATTTGGCCCACAGGAGTTGGGCAATGTCCCAGAAGAGCATTGGCGTGACTGGGTGGATGGCATGAGTGGCATCGGGTACTTTGTTAATTCAGCTATCCCTGATCAGCGGATGTATGACACATGGCAATCATGGGCAGAGAACATGGTTGGAATAATGAATATTACGGCATGAAAATTCAAGACCAATCCATGCTTGATGATGCGGCTCTCAATACGGAGCCTGTAGGTGCTTTGTCTACTCTTATTGCCCCAGTAGTAGATACATCTGGCATTTCTAATACTACTGCAACCAGTGTAGGTACTGGCAATACGACTGGAACATCTGTTTCTACCGGCGCCCTGCCAGTTACTACGGGAACTAGCACTAGCACAGGGACTGGGACAGCTACCGTGCTTGGGCCAATGGTCAAAGATCAATCTGGCAACATTGTTGGAACCCAAGCAACTGCTGATACACCCGGCGCCAAATTAGTCAAACTTGGTTCCAATAGAAATGGCGACATCACTGAATGGGTGATTCCTCCCACTGGCCAGTACACGAGCCAAGTGCAAGTTGGAACAGATCGCAATGGCAACCCAATTTATAACGGCCAAACTGTTATCAATCAACAGGGACAAATTGCACAAGCAGAAGCTGATAAAGCAAATTTTGTTGAGCCTGCATGGGTTTCCAAAGCCCCAAGCATTATTGGTACTGGCGTTGAGCCGGTCTACAACACTTATAAAGGCGGCCATGATGGCCAAGTAGATATCCCATACGGTGCTCCCACAGGGTATCGTTTTGACAATGGGAAAAGCCAATACGTCTATTTGGACATGAATGGCAACGTCACTGGTGTACAAGATCGAGCACATGGAGTTGTTGGACAACTCACGCAAATGGCCCAAGATTTGTCTCCCATTATCTTGGCAGCATTGAGTGGCGGCATCTTAGGGCCAGAGGGCGTATTGGCTGGCCAAGTGTATGGCGCAGGCAAAGCGATTGACAGCGGTAATGTGTTGGGAGGCTTGTCCCAACTGGCAGGTATTGGTGGACTAACCGATGCCTCCAATGCATTGAGTCTGGCCAATGCCGTCAAGACCGGCGATGTCGGCTCCTTGATTACGGCTGGTTTAAATACGGATGTTGGTCAATCCTTGGCTGGAACTAACATAGGAGGTGTATCTGCCAAAGATGCCTTACAAGCTGCTTCTGTGGCATCCAGCATCAGCAGTGGAAACTATGGTGCTGCGCTCTCGCAATTGGGATCATTGACCAATAGCGCAGATACCAAAACAGCAGGTGCTGCTATTACTTTGGCCAACGCCTTGGCAACTGGAAATCCTTTGGCCATCACCAGCGCCATGAAGGGGTTTATCAATACAACCAATGGCACAAAAGCCACCACCAAAACAGCAGATGCAGGAGGTTTGGATACCTTGGCAGATGCCAGCACGTTAGGCAACACCGATCTTGTCAATCAAGTTCTTGGCACAGATTTAAATGGCAGCACATTGTCCGGCGGTACGCAGACCGCCGCATTGAATAATGGCGTCGTGTCTGATGCTGGCAGTGCAGGTGATTCCCATACTCCCGATGAATTTGGAAATGTTTTTGATGCTGAAGGAAATTATTTAGGCGGTTATGACAATGGTGTCTATAAACCAGCGAACGAACGATCTTTCCGTGTAAATGTTTCTGGTGATATTGGTGGTGTTCTTGGCTTAGGTAAAGGCGACGATACTGCTAAGTACACATCTATGTTTGGCCCCGGCGGCGCATACATGCAGACAGGCTCTGGCATGTTTGACATGTCCTCTTTCTTTCCGGTTGGTTGGGGGCAAAAAGATGCAGACAGTGCAGTCGTATGGCTTCAAGATAAATTAGACGACCCCAACACTTCTATTGAGGACAAAATCAAAGCGCAAGACACTTTGATTGCGCTCAACACTTCATTGAATAAAGTTAATAGTGATGCAACAGCAAAGCCTACCAGCGCAATTGACGCTCTGAATACGACTACTGTTAATCCGCTTACTTCAACAACATTAACTTCAGGTACACCATCTAGCACTGCGTCTACTGCATCAACAGATTCTTCTACTGCATCAACAGACGCTTCTACAGATTCTGATTCTGCTACCACTGCTGCGCAACAAGCATTAGCTGCGGCAGCGGCTGCAAACGCTGCAAACGCTGCAAATGCTACTAATGCTGCAAATGCTGCAAATGCTACGGATTCTTCAACCACAATAACTGGTGGACTACCTTCATCTTCTGAAGGTGATGCATCTGTTATTTCTGAAGCTGATGCACGAGCACAAGCTGCACAAGAAGCAGCAGCTAAAGCTAAACGTGATGCACAAGCAAAACGTGATGCTCAAATGTTGATAGATGCTCAGAAAGTAGAGCCGGTACAGCCAACTGGCCCTACGACTACTACAAGCACGTCAACCAATATATCTACTAGCACGTCTACCAGCACATCTACAGGAACCAGTACCGGAACATCCACAGGAACAAGCACAGGAACTAGCACCGGAACTTCAACAGGAACGTCAACAGGTACATCTACTGGTACATCAACGAGTACATCAACAAGCACGTCCACGAGCACTGGCACGGATACAAGTACCTCCACTAGTACTTCCACGAGTACTGGTACGGATACCAGCACATCAACCAGTACATCTACTAGTACTGACACGAGCACCTCAACTGGAACAGGTACGGGAACTGATACCAGCACTTCCACAAGTACTTCCACCAGTACTTCTACTGGAACAGACACATCTACATCAACCAGTACTTCAACTGGAACTGATACCAGCACATCTACTAGCACCTCAACGGGTACGGAGACTAGTACATCAACAAGCACTTCTACCGGGACAGATACATCTACTAGCACTTCTACCGGCACTGGGACAGATACATCCACTGGTACGTCTACTGGAACTAATACAAGTACTTCAACTGGCATATCTACGGATACATCAACTAGTACGTCAACAGGCACATCAACTGGAACATCCACAGACACTTCTACCGGAACGTCAACTGGGACTTCCACCGACACAAGTACTGGAACGTCTACTGACACAAGCACTGGTACAAGTACCGACACATCTACTGGTACCAGCACGGGTACATCAACCGGGACATCCACAGGAACGTCTACGGGTACATCCACTGGTACGAGCACTGGAACCTCAACCGGAACCTCAACTGGAACGTCCACTGGAACATCTACCGGAACTTCTACTGGAACTAGCACGGGGACATCCACAGGTACTTCCACAGGGACGAGCACAGGAACTTCCACGGGCACTAGTACAGGCACCTCAACGGGTACAAGCACTGGAACATCAACCGGCACTTCTACAGGTACGTCAACTGGAACTTCTACTGGAACTAGTACTGGAACTGGGACTAGCACTGGTACAGGGACAGGCACAGGTACAAGCACTGGTACAGGAACGGGCACGAGTACCGGGACGGGTACAGGCACAAGCATGGGTACTGGGACAAGTACGGGAACAGGCACAAGCACTGGGGCAGGAACTGGTACTAGTACCGGAACTGGTACGGGCACTAGTACAGGAACAGGAACCGGCACAGGAACGAGTACGAGCACAGGTACTGGAACAAGTACAGGTACTGGAACAGGTACTGGAACAAGTACAGGTACTGGAACAGG